CAATGCTTCCTACACCTTGTAAAATCCCACTTATTACCGGAGCAATCGCAGTTATTATATTTCCGACAACCGTAACCGCATCTGCTATTATTGATGTGACATTTTCAAAAGAAAATCCCATTTTATTTGCAGAGTCAGAGAATATGTTTCCTATTGATAAAAGCACCGGCCCGACTGCATCAAATACTTTACCTACCGAACTTTCAAAAGACGGCATAACTGTCATGACCTTATCAAGTGCATCTGTAATAATAGGTAATGCTTTTTCACCAATAGATGTAAGCATAACCATTCCATAATTTTTAATCTTTCCTGCCATTGCAGCCACAGATTTATTCTGCTGTTGAAATGCACCTTCTGCCGCTCCTGATGCCTTAGTCATTGCATCTGTCTTAGTTGCAAAATTTTCAGCCTGTGAACCTGCTAGAGCTAAAACAGCATTCTTAGCTTCTACAGATGAAAAAAGACCTGCAAAGGCAACTTCATCACCATTAACAGACGCTTTTAGTTTATTAAGTATAGATCCGAGGCCTTCACTTTCAAGTGCAGCAGCTCCTGATGCATAACCCATTTTTTTAAGTGCTTCGCTCATTTCTGCTGAAGGAGACATGAAACCTTGCATTGTAGCTTTAAGCTGTGTGGTAACTTCTGCAGTTCCTCCGGTTACACCTGTAAGTGTTGCCATAGCACCAAATAATTCTTCCTGACTTACTTTCAAAGTTGATGCTAAAGGAATTACGGCACCCATACTTGATGCAAGTTCAGGGAAACTTGTCTGACCTAATTTTACAGTCTCAAATGCAAGGTCTGCTGCTTTACCGACTGCCTCAGCCGATGTATCACCATATCCCTTTGTTACAGCCGATAGCATCTTAACGGCTTCTGATGTCTCCGCATTACCTGCCTTTGCAGCCTTAGCCGCTATCTCAAGCTGCTTTGTAGAGTCTGCACTCTCTCCAAAAGCTGATACAACTTCATAAAGTCCGCCTGACAGATTATTAAGGTCTACACCTGTATCCTTTGATATGGTCTTAAGGCTTTCTCCCATTGATGAAAGCTTACCCTTTACATCACCATCAAGCAATGTACCTACATTTGCCATACCTTTTTCAAAGTCCATAGCAGATTTGAGAGCTAAAGTTCCTGCCGCCGTTACCGCACCAAATCCTGCAGCTGCACCTGCAAGCCCTAGCTTAGCTACTATCCCGCCAAAAGCTTTAACGCCCTTGGCAACAAATCTTACAACCTTATTATCTTTAATTTTTTTTAGGTGTGATGCTACGGTTTTTATTTTATTTACTGCATTGCTTACCTTTGCTTTAATGTTTGCTATTTTATCCTTTATAAGCTCTTTTAGCATAGCTCCGACCATTCTTGTTGTTCTGATTGCTACAGGAGCTCTTACAATCAGATTTATAGCTCTGTCTCTTATGGATTGTCTTAATCTTGTCCCAACATTTCTAATAATTGACAGTGCATTTTGTGCTCTTGCAGTTATATTCACTGCCCTATCTCTTATGGATTGTAATCTTGACCTGGTATTTTCGATTTCACTTCTTGCACCTTGAGTATTCACCCTTACTGTTCTATCACTTACTCTTGTATTTTCCAGCTGATTCAATGCCTGTCTGGCATTACTGACATCTGATTGAAAATTTCTTGCACTCTGTGCAGCAGTTCTAAGTACTCCGCTTATATCATCTTGTAGCCTTATTACTCCACCAAATACATCCATTAGTTATCCCCCACCATTACATCAGCTACTGCCTCTCTTATAAGTCTTTTTTGCTGTTCTTCATTAAGCTTTGCCAATGTCTCCAGTACCAATTTTTCGTTTCTTGTCATTGTATCTATCTTTGCCGGTAATATTCCTACGCTGAGACAATAACCATATAGATATGCATCCTGTGAATAAATCAGCTTTTTTTTAATTCATCCACATCCGAAACTGTACTTTTACCCTTCACACCTGATAACGCCAGCACCTCATTTGCAAGTTTTGTCCTATCTACCGGCGAAAACATATCCATTATCTGAATATGCTCTTTTACAATACCTTCATTAACCATATACTCTGCAAGCTCCTGCAAAGTTTTTGAAGCATAGTAAATTGTGTACTTGTCCACGAGGACATTATCTTCAGAGTAATTAAGACAATCATTAAGCTCTTCTGAACTAAGCCCTCTAAGCACTATCTCCTCATCCAGATCACCAATATAATATTTTTTTACTTTAATTTTTTTTCTCTCTTCCATCTTCCTTACAGCTTTTTCTGCAAAAGATTTGAATGTTAAGACTTTTCCTTTATCTACCATAATTACTCCTTATTATTCCTTTATCTCATCTAAACAAATCATATCACTTGGTGTAAACGTGAATGGGAACTCTGCCTTTACCAATGCTCCTTTTTCATACTCTATAGGAAATTCGCTTAAAGCCACATTGCCAATCTGGTACCTTTCTATCTGTCCACCTACCGCATCAGGATCTTCAAGCCTTGTCATTATTGTCCCTCTTGGATCTTTTCCTTTTAAGATTTCCTTTCTCACACTCTCAAATGCAGAATAAATTTTACTGATAGAAATGGTTCCTTCACCTTTTAAACCTGTTATTTTTGTATCCACATCTCTTCCAAGCTGTACATCTTCTCTGTTTACAGTAATTTTCGCACTAATCTTAGTGCACCCGGCAATCTTCAGTCCGTTATAAAATATTTCGGCATTTGTTCCGGAAAGAACTCTATTACCTGTTATTCTCTCATCCATATATTCTCCTATACTTACATTTCAATTCCCATTGTTAAATCTTCCATTGCATCTAAAAACTTAAACTTTGCTTTTATAGCCAAATGGCTTCCTGTATTTGACTTATTAAGTTCAATCTCACTCATCTCCGATGTATCCTTCTTTTTCTTTTCTTCCAGATACTTCTTTATCCAACCTGTATCAATGGAAACTTCCATATCCTCATCCTTATCTATTACCTTTTCTCCAAGTTCTGTAAGGTATGAATAGACTGCTCCAACAAAAATCTGCTTATTATCATATGTATTGTTTCTTTTTCCAACATACTGATCTTCAAATGTAGTTTTGATATCATTTCTAACCATATCTGAAGCTTCTACAATCTTTATCTTCTTAAAATCCTCCGGTGCTTCTTCAGATACTGTAACCAAAGATGTAACACCTCTTGCAATCTTAAATTTTTCTCCGTCAAAAATAATTATCAGTTTCCCTGCATTTATGTCCTCATCAGGTTTTGCCGATTGCTTTATATCTACAACCTCCTTGAGTACCTTATATGTTGAGGATTCAGTAAGACTTACTCCTGCAAGTAACCCTGCAATTCGTGCCGTATAGTCCTCTGACCTTATACTTATAACCTCACCTTTATACACTATTGAAATATTTGTTGTAGCAAAATTTACTACCGCAGGTGAATCTGTAGCCTGATCTACAAGTACGGCCTTACCCTTCTTGTACTTTTTCTTTTTCTGACTGTCAAAATAGCTTGCAAATAATGCACCTTCCTCTTTGCTTAGACAAGGTCCTGCAAACCAGTCAAAATCCAAATTCTCAATAAGTTGTTTGCATTCATCCACATCTATTCCTGAAACCTTTGTAACAGCTCTGACTGCTATTACCTTATTCGGCTTACCCATAAAGCACAAATCAATTATCCTAAAGTTCTCAGCACTCCAGTCTTCTTTCACTACATCTTCCTGTGTTGTATAGACATTTATTGCAGTATTCTTAGTAGTATCCTTAAGTAAAAGTAAAACTACTCCTCTTCCACTTCTCGCAATAAATGAACTTGCCTTCTTGAAAAACTCAATATTTATACTTGGTAATCCCATTTAACCTCCTAAAATTACAAACTTATACTTTCATACAAATCTGTTTCATCACTATTTATCATTAAGTCGTCATAGAAATCTAAATTGAAAGTAACATGTAAAGTATCATCTGCTATATTTGTCCCTACAGAAAATATCTTTAAGAATCTGTCCTTTACCTTAAAACCTATACCTACTTTTGTAGTTATAAGTTCTGCTACATCATACATAGTTTCATTGCTGCTTTTGCTTTTTTCCATAAACGTAATATCTACAAGTATCACCCTATTCCGACTTTTCCCATCCAATGTTATAGAAGATGATAGCTGTATAAGTTGTATGTACAGCAGTGGAAATACATCTGTCCCCAACATATCAATCTGCTCTATGTCTTCACAAAAAATGTTTATTCCACCTTTAACATCTTTTAAAAGTCCTGTTAAAGCCTTTTTAATATCATTTAAACTAAGCATTAAAAGCTCCCTGTAAGGCTAAAATCATAGCATTTATATCGTTCTCATATGCAGACTGTTTATAATTTTCAATACCTGTCTCAAGCATATACTGGCCTCTAGTCATCCCACCGTTCTTTGTTCTCCTACCATAGTTGACTGCCGGACCGTATACCACATTATTTTTTATCCAAATGATATAATCATTTCCCTCTTTGGTAACTTCATTGTACCAATTTCTTCTAAGGTGCCCGGTGATGGCCGGAGTCAAGGCCTTTACAGAATC